CCTCGAATGGGATATACTCCAGGGGTATTTGGATGACAACACCTCGGCTATGCTCCAGTTATACGAGCCAGAAGAGCTCCAGCGGCTCCGGGATATCAGTTCAATCCTCAATGCGGCGAGTTTCAGTCCTGCCCGCCTGCCCATCTCGGGTATACCTGGGGATATCTCGCTTGAAGGGTTGTTGTCTCGTGGTTATGCAATCAGCCGTGGGGTTGTATCCCCTCGGTTTATTATCTCTGAGCTGTCTCTGAGGGTGTTCCGTAAGGCTCGGTTCAATATGCTCAAGTCTGCCATCGAGGAGCCCGAGATTGCCAGTTTGATTCATGGTATGCTAACCGGGAAGATCAAAGCCGACTGGGAATTCAACCGTAAATTCGCCGCCACCATGGTAACCGTACTCGTACAGGGTGGTCTTCATCAAGATGCTATCGACTTCCACAAAGACACGGAGATTATGTTCAATGCAGGACAAAAGCTCATTGATGATATCCCCACGGAACAGATACAAAAACTCGTAGAAAGCACCGCTATTCGTCCCCTCGGAGAGGCCTGGGATGCTATGAAAGGTTCCTCTAACCCTAACTGAAAGGATAAGGAAATGTTAAAAGGATACAAGACCTATGTGACCGCCGTAATTGCCATCATTGGTGCGCTTGCTGGTTGGCTGACGGCTGATGTGTCATTAACTGATGCCATCCAGATTATAGTCCCAGCAGCAGTTGGTATGTTCGTTCGTGCTGGAATTGCTAATCAGTGACGTGGCTTACCCCTATAACTCTATTACTAAAGATAGCTGGGGGTGCCCTCGACTATCTTCAAAAGAACCGGCTTATCAAGGCTGGGGCTGATGCTGAACAGACTAAGAAACATTTGGCTATGGTCCAAAACATTAAACGTGCCCGCCGTGCTGTTGATCGTGCTCGTGTTGATGCTATCCAGCTGCGTGAGAAATACCGTCGTAAGTGAGTATTGTTTGATTGCTGAGCCAATCTTTTTTGCAGAAGATATTGATAGTGAGGGTACAATACAGCAAATCCTGCGTGAAAATGCCAAGTACGATGAGCTATGCTAAACTAGCCAGAAGAGTTTTGGTAGTTTCTCCGATAGAACCAAAAAAAACTACCATTCACAATCAAATAATTTCTCAAAAATAATTAGAGAGGGGACAGCTTTATTCCCCTCTCTTTTTTTGTGTAAAGTATAAGCCTAACCAAATTCAATGCTCTTAACCAGCTTCCTCCTCGTATCCCTTGCCATAAAACTCTTCCACAGCCTCGAACAAGCTGAGGAGGAGTTTTTTTGTGCCCGCCTTCTTGTCAAGGCCCCTGTAGTCCCGGGAGTGTTCCTTAAGAGCCTTGGCTGCGTGGACTACCTTGAGTGCACGGGTATGGCTATTCACGAGAATCTCCGTATCACTAATAGTGCTTGGACACATAGTCTTGTATCTCCTGTAAGTGAATATTAAAATACCGGATCATCTCAACTATTGCGTCCGTATTTCGGTACTCGTCATTCCAATAGTCTAGAGCCTTCCGAATCGTTTCCGGATCATGCTTGTTTAGCCTAAACAGGATCTGCCCTTCTTGTGTTAATACTATTTTAACACTAGCAAGCACCGATTCTTTAATTGTCGGCTTTATCTCGTCACCCATTACCTCCATCCTCTTTCAGTATATAGATAGCTATGTCACCGAGGCGTACCTCTATCCGTATGGCCTCGTGCCTCCCGGCAAGCACAGCGAGTATGCCCTCTCGAACCTCCCCTAGGACGATGGGTAGCCAGATGGCATTGGGGATGCCGTCTTTGTAGGCTATAGTGGTCATACTCCACACACCCCTCCCTTCCCCGTGATATCGCAAATGTCAACCGCCTCCACCGACTCCTCGAAAGCCTCCCCGAGCTTGTCCTTGGCTTCCTTGTAGGGCACGGCTGTCAAGGGCTGGCCCCCACGGGAACCATCTGGGTAGACCGTGAAGCCCCGGAGCCTGTGTGCGTGTTTGGCCAGCACGTCCGTGAAGTGAGCCACGAACCCATTCTCGGCCTTGTCCGGTGTCCACTTGGGTAGGTTAATCGTGGATGAGATGGCCATGTCCACGAAGTCTTGCACGTCAGCTTGGACGGTTATGCGTCGTTCGAAGTTGTCCACGAGACTGAGGGCGGAGTCGATCTTCTCTGGGTCCACGCTGTATTCTTCGATCATCTGCTGGGCCACGGAGTCCACTACGTATTGGTGGTGCCAGCGGGTTCCTTTGAGATAGCGTCTTTTATACGCAACTGCAAAGAGTGGTTCAATTCCTGTAGTTGTACCTGCAAGAATGCCAATGCTTCCTGTTGGGGCAATGGCTCGGCAAGCCACGGGATTTGAGACAGATAGTTTTGCAGCAAAGCCAGTTGCAACTGAACGGCTGACATCTCTGTATACAGAGAGCCATCGTTTAAGTTCTCCGGTGACTTCATAACCCAATCCTTTCTTTAAGAGCCATTCGTGGATTCCCATGAGACCCAGTCCGAGCCGCCGGTTTTTCTCACGGACTGCATTGACCTTATCGTAAGGCAGATGAGCCCTAAGAGAACCACACACAAGGAACTTGGTAGCCAGACGGATAACATCTCGGAGCTCAAGAATGCTGTCAATACGGCCCAGATTAATGCTCCCGAGGTTACACACATCGCTGTCATCAGAGCTAGTAACCTCACAACAAGCGTTGCGTAGCGTCTCTCCCTCTTGTCCGAAGAAGTTGAAGCTAAACCCTGGCTCTCCTGTAGCAATTGCCTGATGCACGTTAGTCTTAAAGACATCACCTACCTCTCCTGTTTCCCAATAGCGCATGAGCCAATCCGTGTCGTAGTTGACCGAGATGTTGGTCATGTCCATAGGTGCACGGAAGTCGAAGTTGGCCTCCTTCAAATCAGCCACGGTCTTGCCTCCCGTACCCGCCACCGCTATGTCGTGCCAGTTCTTTATACGGAGGAAGTCGTATACGTCTCCGTGCTTCCAGCCGAGGCTGGCATACAGGGCTGACCGCCTCGAACCCCCTTGGATAATGCCCCGGCCAATTTCGTTCACCATCTGCATTTTAGCTAGAGGCCCACTTGCAACACCACCCGTCCCAAATAGAGTGCTACCACTAGGGCGGTATATACTATAATCGACGCCGATCCCACCCCCAGTAGACAGGCATAGCTCAGTCTTCTTAGAAAGCTCCGCCCAGTCTTCACGAGTATCCTCCTCCGCTTTCAATAGGAAGCAGTTGTTGAAGAACTTCCGGTCCCGCCCAGCGTAGTACAAGTACCGGCCCCCGGGTATAAAGTACATCTTGACCATGTACTCGATAAGCTGCTCCATCTCGTCCCCGGTCATTAGACCCTCACACACGTCATGGACCAGGACCTCACAAAGAGCTGCATACGTCTCGCAGTCCTCGTGGCTATACTTCTGGTTAAAGATGTCCTCGGCAAAGGAGCTCCGGAACATGGGGTTGCGGGTGGACTTATACATCGTCAGCTAATCCCTCTTCTAACAAGGCTGAGATCTCCTTGTCCCGGGCCACGATCTCCCCAAGGAGCTTCCGTGCCTCCTCTGGAGCTACCCGGGATGCAAGCCGGAGGATATCCATCCAGCTTCGGTTGTTCTCCGCACGGATCTTTTCGATCTTGTCGATTGTACTAAGCACCGGCCATCTCCCGCATTGTCACTTGGCATGTCACGGTATCATCGCGGTTTAACTTGGCTTCAGAGAGCTCCATGTGATAGCCCTCCACTCGGAGGAAGGCCCGGGGGTATGTGTCAGCATCCAGCATCCGTATATGGTCGTAGACCTCCTTGGGAGTTTTCTTCCCGTCCATGAAGAGCTCGCTTTGGTGGGGCTTCCGTCGTTCAAACACCTTGACGTATCCTGACTGGGGGACAGGTGTCGGATTGTCGCGGATGATCCTGTCGATGGCCCACCAGACTTTCATGGCGGCAGTCTCGTAGATGGATTGGGCTGAGCCCTTCAGCCACAGGTGGTACCGACAATAGACGGGGCCAGCATCCAGCTCGTGAACCATCTGGAGGCCCACGAGCCACGTCTCTTCCTTCCCCTCAAGTATGAGGTTCTGGAGGGGAGACCCCCCACGTCCATATGGAACATCCGACATATGAAAGCAGACGCACTCCCACCTCTCGAAGATCTCGGGGGGCACCTTCCACGACCAATGGGGAAAGAACACGTAGCGAGGGTTCAGCAACTCAAGGTACTCGACGGTGAGCTCCCGAGGGTCCGTGATGAGCACGAACTCCCGGCCCACTCCCCCAACCCTGCCCTTGGTCTGTACGTGGAACTGGGTGATATTCCAGGACTTGGTGGTGCAGATTACGTAGGTGTTCATTTGGCTGCCGCCCCCTCGTGCCTTTCGACTGTTTTAATAAGCCTCTTCAAGTACCACTCGGCCTTCTGGAGATCCTTGATAGGCATCCCCTTCCGCTTATACCGGGACACGTACTTGAGGATATTCCCGGCCATGTAGCCGGTCACCTCTGCGTACGTGAGGGCTCCTTCAATTACCTCGATGGTTTCCAGGCCCCCGTTTTGGTAGTAGTGGGGGTTGTTCACCATGTCGAAGTCTTTGTTGAGGGTGGTGGCCTCCAGTTCCTCTGCCGCATCCCGCTTGAGTGAAACCCCCCGGTCAGCCAATGTCTTGGCGGCCATCTCAGAAGTCATCCAAACTTGCTCCTTTTCTGCTATCTCTTCGTAGGGATCACGGAAGCCGTTCATTTCTTGCGGCCCTCCCACCATTCCCCTATGATTATAAAAGGTGTCACTACAAGGATACCAAGCACCATAATCAAAATCACCAAGCCTGGAACCCAGAAAGGGATGGTGATTAGGATCACAAACACCAGAGCTACTGTGGCCCAGGTCATCCCGTTGACACCGTCAAGATGTGCCTATGCTCTTTCGGGTACTCCGTAAACCGAGCCCGATGCCATCCACCACACCCCATGCACTTGTACCGCTGGTACTTCTGGGTATTCGTGTAGTAGTGGCCTCGTTTCTTCTGGTCTGTGGAGCCACACTTAGGACACGTCACTTCTCCTGGTTCTCCTACAGCTGACACCGATGGATGGTTCCGAGCGTAGGGGCGTATCTTAACATAAATTTCTTCGAGTGTCAAGACATCTTGTTTGTTGTACAGACAGAGCTCCTTCCAGGCCCTCTTATTACCCTTGAGACACTCAGCCCACAACTCAAACCCAGGGAACTCCTTATGCTTAGTCTTGGGGGAGCACCCCAGGACATCCGCAAGATAGGCCAGGGAGTTGGAGTCGAAACCAAACTCACGCTTAGCGATCTTCCATGTGTCGATCTGTTTATACGGGGAGGGTAGGTCCAATCCATGCACGAGGGAACGGCCACGTATCTTGGCCATGTCGAAGCGGTCCCCGTTGTGGGCCACTACGATGTCGGCCTCGTCTAGGAGTTTATTGGTATAGGCTAGGACCTCGGCCTCCGTGTGTTTGTCGGTACCCCAGTAGTACACCCGCTTCTCTCCGAGCCATTTGGCAGCCACGGACAGGATGTTTGAGTGCTCTTGGAGTTGGTCGAGGCTCACGTTCTCCTTAAAGAACCGCCACACGTAGGCGAGGTTAGGTGCCGTTTCGATGTCTAAGATTAAAATTCGTGCGGGCATCCCTTATACTCCTCTTTCTTGCAACCTCGTCTCGTGCAAAGGGGCAAAAGAACTCCCAAAGATCCTGTCCAAACCTTCCCGTCTGACATGGTTGCGGCCTCCTCGGCTATGCCCCACGTGGAGGCCAGGGCGGCGTCTACCATGATCCTCACGCCTCATCTCCACTGCCACCCCAATTACCCTTGCCCTTCTCAGTCTCCTTGAACGCCGCCAAGTTGACAATGGCATCCTCCGTGACCTGTGCCGCCTTGTCGCTTTTGAGAACCGTGTCGGCCTCGACCAGCGAGAACCCGATCTTCAACAGGAACTGAGGGTAGTCGAGAAGTTGACGGAGGGCCAAGCCTGCCACGTACAGCGCACCGTCCTTCCGTAGGTCAGCTTGGGTGTTGTCCTCGATCTCGTAGCGGAAGTGATCCTTGCCGTCGAGTTGTAGGGTGATACCGATGCCGTTTTTGGGGGTTTTCATTTCACTTTCCTTTCCTTCAACCACGCCTTGGGGATTGCCCCTTCGGCCCATTTGAAACTGTGTTTGTCTGCCCACGCACCATACGTGGTACGGGAGTCTTTACTGATTCGGTTGCCTGCCTTGAGAAACACGAATCTCAAGTCAATGTTCGGATGCTGGTTCTTTACGCAGAGGGACTTGACCCTGTCTGCCGTGGACAACCGGCCCTTCACCTCCACGAAGAAGCCACCCTTCGTGATGAAGAAGTCGGGTGTATACCGCTTGGTCTTGAGCACATAATCGAACTTGTGCTTCTCGTATTCGTAGGGCATCCGGTTGCGATCCAGCTGCCGTGCGATCTGGCGCTCGAAGCCGCTGCGGAACCTGTGTCTAGTCGCCACCTGTCACCTTCTCTTTCAAGCGCACCATTTTGGTGTTGTAAAGGGTAACTGCATTGGCTATAGCGGCACGGACATACCCATAGGTCTTGGGTGCCAAGGCTACCATAGACTGGGCGAAGTCCTGGGGCATGACCACAATGGCCCCGGCTTTGAGAGCCCGCTCCACCTGTACCCAGTCCTCCCCGAACTTCAGAACATTCTCCGTGTAGTACAAGTCCTCCCATTCCACGGCGGTACTCGCCGCCTTCCGTGCACGGACCCGCACTGCCAGGGCATTGTCCTTATAGTTGTAGACGGGGTCATGGTGTACGTCGCTGTCTTCGTAGACGTATAGGACACCGGGGTTTTGGATACGATCTCCATCCGTGATGGTGCGTTGGAAGATTAGGGGCATTAGGATCTCACCTTGTTCCTGAGCTTCGAGTACCACACCATAGGGGCACGGTTCCCTCCCTTAGCGATGGACTTGTGCACCTCGCACTCGGGCCAACAGTGCCGCTTGAACTTGCACCAGCCGCAGGGAGAGGGAAGAAGCCGGTTGCCTGTCGGGGCCTCCACCTTTTTCTTATTGACGGTTAGTTTCTTGACCTCGGGGATGTCCTTGAAGGGAACCACGAAAGGCTCATCACTCATGATCTTCTCGATGTTCTCTTCCGCCCGCATGATTGCCTCTTCCCTCTCCTTTTCGTTGTACTCAGGTGCCTCTAAGACAGCGATCTCCCCAGTCACCTTGTTGATGACGATCCAGCCACCGAAAGGGGCCTCGGCTGCCGTCGAGTACAAATAGCCCTGCACCACGTAGCCGAATGGGTCATTGTCACGGAGCTTCTGGTAGCCCCCGTAGGTGTCCCCGAATTTCATGACGAAGGACGTGGGGGAGGCTGACTTGATATCCCATATCTTCTCGTGCAGCTTGATATCCAGGGTGCCCTTGAGCACACGGCCTGCTGTGTCGAGGGACACAGCCTGTTGGAAGCTCTGTATCTTGAGCCCCGAGGCCTCGATGATGACCATCATGATGGCTTCCACGATGTCCCCAAGAAGGAACTTGATGGGCAGGGAGTAATCAATCTCCCCCTTAATGCCCATCCGTGCCAGCCGCTGCTCACACCAGTTGCCCCCCACCCCCGACATACGTAGCCGCCACGCATCCTTGGGGTTCCACTGACGGGCGATGGCCTTGGCACATGCCTCCCCGAAGTCCCGGGCAAGGTAGTCAGGAAGATTTTCCTTGCCACGGGCTACGGAGTCCATGTAGAGTTGGAGGTGTTCTTGGAGCATCAGAAGGGCACGTCGTCGTCTTCGAGGGATGCTTCCAAGTTGAGCTCCTTGCCCGTGAGTTCCTGGACTTGGTTCTGCCTGTGCTGGTCGATGACCCAGTTGTTAGCAGCCACGATAACCGAAAGGAACTCGGACATGATCTCCTTGTGCTCCTCCGTGAAGTCCACTTCCTTAGCGAGGGTGGGTTCCACGGGGTAGAAGGTGATCTTGCCCTTCTTGACACGGGTGGTGGCCAGCTTGATCTGCGCCTTCATCATCAGAAGGTTCTGCTTCTTGAACCCCTTGATGAGCTCCGAGATGGGCATGTAGTTGATGCCCTTCGCATAGAAGGTACAGGGGAGGGCAGTCACGGAGGCCTTCGTGCCATCCGCGAACTTGCCTTCGAGGGTCACGATCCCGTAGAAGATCTGGTTGCACTTGACGGACTCCTGATAGACAGCCTCGGGGGAGCCAGCCGGGAGCTTCTCTCGTTCTCCCTTGGAGAGCTTGCCACACTTGTCACCGCCTGCCGTGTCGGGGAACACGGACCCGAGGGTGGTGGCTTGGACGGTGGAAGGAGTGTATTTGTTCGCCTCGTTGTCCCACACCGAGTAGGAGTACCGCCGCAGGAAGGGCTGGAAGAAAGCCGTCTCTGCGTAGATGGTCTGGCCCGTCTCTGGGTCACGGATGGTGTAGGTACCCTTGTCGAGTTTGTGGACTTTGCCTGCGATCTCTTCGTCGTCTTCGTAGTTGATGGCAAGGCGGGGCAAGCCGTGGAAGCCCTCGTCTTGGCCACTCAGCCGCATCAACTCAGCGTCGGTAAGCTCACCAAGAGCCTCCGTGCTGACTTCGGTGGTCTCTTCGAACACTGCAAGTGCTTTGGTCATTTGGTTTCCTTTCCGGTTACGTAGGCTTCAATCTCTTTGGCTTTTCCTATAACATTCTTCATCCGACTTCCTTTCCTTCGAGCCAATTCGGTCCAACTTTGACTTCGATCTCAACGGGCATGTCATATTCAATTCCATACCGTTCTCTGCATTCTAGGGGTAATGATAGCATACTTTCACGTAGGATGTCAAGCACTATTTTCACCTCGTCTGGGTGCACGTCCAATATAATGGAGTCGTGCTGGGTGTAGATGATGAGGGACTGGCAGCCTGCCTCTTGTAGGCGGCGGTGGCAGCCAATCAGGGCTATTGGAAGGAGGTCTCCGGTGGCAAAGCCCTGGACCGGATAGTTCTTGATGGCCGTGATCGAAGTCACGGAACCCCACTTGGTCCTCCGTACATTGGGGAACGAATACTCCCGGCCCGATGGCAGGGTGATCTTGCGGTGGGTGAGGGCCTCTATGGCCAGCCTGTCATGCCACGCCGTGATGCCCTCGTAGTGGTCCTTGAACTTCTGGTAGTAGAGCATCTGTCGGGGGGAACCAGTGGTCCCTCCGTACAAGGGTTTGAAGGTGTCGGCCTTGGCTGCTTGTCGTGCCTGCTTGAAGTCATCATAGACCTCCTCCAGCTTCATGATCTTAGCAGTACGCTCGTGAACATCCACTCCCTCTTCGATGTCCCGGTAGACCTGGGGGTCCGTGGACAGGAACCCTGCGACACGGAACTCAAGCTGAGCGAAGTCCCCCACCATTATCGAGCCACCCTCGAACCGAGACACGATGGCCCGCCTGACGGGGAACGTGCTCTCCCGAGGCATGTTGTGGAACCGGGAGGACAGCCTGCCCGTGACCACCACCGTCTGGTTGAGCCCCACGTATACCATGTTGCCCTGGAGCTCATTCTTGATGCCGAGCACGAAGGTCTTCAAGTAGGTCTTGATGGCATTGTACCGCATGAACTTCGTGACAAACTCCTGGGCTACGCCGGTCAGGTTGGGGGCCTGTGCCTTGAGGGTGTCCGAGTTACAAGCAAACCCGCTGGTGCACGTGTCCAGGGCAGTCCGTGGCACGAGCTTGAGCCCAGCGACCTTCGTGGATGGCACGTACTCGATACCCTTCCCACCACATTGCCGACAGACCCGCTTGGCCTTGCTGGAGGTGCCGTCTTTTTTTGTGGGGTACGTGTGCCCCTTCCCCGAGCACTTCACACACCGACAAGCATCCGTCTTGTGCATAACGTCGGTCATCTGCACCACAAGGGTACGAAAGACCTTCTTGCGATACTCAGCACGACGCTTGGGCTTCCGAGAAGCTCCCCGCCACTCTGTTCCTAAGTTGAACTTGGCAGCCCAAGCCCGCTTATCCTTCACGGACCGGGAGTACAAGAGCTTGGACAGATCGTCGCCACTGTCCAAGTTGATGGGAGTGTCACCCATCACCTCCCGAATAATCTCCTGGAGCCTCGGCTTCAAGACCCCGAGCTCATCCGTGTAGTCCTTTTCGATGACCCCGAGGGCCTCCGTGTCGATGCACCAGCCTGTCCGTTCCATGTCGGCCAGGACGGATGTCAACTCGAAAGACATCAGAAGGGTGGGCTTCAGTGACAATGTATTCTGCTCCAGATTTTGAAAGCCCTTTCAAGGGCACCCACTTCGTCAAAGTTTTCGATGAGCCCAGCCCGTACCAACATGTACGCCTGCACGAACGCCTCCTTCGGGAGTGTTTGGGAAGAACCCAAATCCACCCCGGGGAAAAGGTTAAATTGTTCGTTTTGGGTCTTTGTTTCCAAGGCCTTTATACGTGCCTCCAATTGCTTCAAGTACGCCTGGACCGCCTCAAAAACCAGTAGGGTCATTTGGCTTCCTTTCTGTTAAGTAACTCATTTACCTTTCTGAGGGCAGCATCCCGATTCTTAAACACACATATTCCTTCAACGTCATACCGACTGTAGGATAGCATATC